AATCTTGAGAATAAAAACACGTACCGACAGGATAGGTTGTTGAAACATTAGTTACAGTACCAGTATCCATTGCTCCGGAAGAAGTCACCACCGTTACAACGGTTCCGTCTGGTTTTCTCGCTTTGATGACCGTTCCGTCGAGAGGTGCTTGCCATTGAAAGTTACCTGTTGCATTACCTGTATTGCCGGAATTGTCCATCAAGATCCATTCGCCGCGCATGTGATCTCTATGCACATCGAGTTCTGCTGAATTCATATATCCAGCAGCATGATCTTCAACATACATCCACTGCAAGTAAGTATCATCAACATAACGAGGGCCATTGAGTGGGCCTGGATCTGGAATGGTTGTAGTCTTGAGGAACGATTCTGAATCGTCTCGTACAAAGTTTCCGGTAAAGGAACTAGAATAATTTACGTCAACATCACCGGTGAAGGGTTCAGAATCATCACCAAGGAAATCACCGGTATAGTCACCAGCGAAGTCTCGTTCGAAATCACCAGTATAATTTCCAGTGAATTCTCTTTCAAAGTTACCAGTGTAATCACCTGAGAATTCTTTGATAAATTCTCCGGTATAATCTCCTAAGAAATCACGTTGGAAATTACCAGTATAATTACCCGTAAACTCTCTAATAAACTCACCAGTATAATCACCCAAGAAATCACGTTGGAAATTACCAGTATAATTTCCTGTAAACTCTTTGATAAACTCACCAGTGTAGTCACCAACAAATTCTCTTTCGAAGTTTCCTTGATATGTTTCTGTTCTAGCTTCGTTAATGAATTCGCCAGTGTAATCACCCAAGAAATCACGTTGGAAATTACCAGTGTAGTTTCCGGTAAACTCTTTAATAAATTCACCCGTGTAATCTCCTAAGAAATCACGTTGGAAATTACCAGTATAGTCGCCCAAGAAATCACGTTGGAAATTGCCGGTATAGTCACCTAAGAAATCACGTTGGAAATTGCCGGTATAGTCACCTAAGAATGTTCTTTCGAAATCACCAGTATAATCGCCAGTAAATTCTTTAAGGAAATTGCCAGTATAATCACCGGTAAATTCTTTGAGGAAGTTTCCGGTATAGTCTCCAGTAAACTCATTCAGGAAGTTACCTGTATAGTTTCCTTCAAATAAACGTTCATAGTTGCCGGTATAGTCACCAGTGAATTGTCTTTGATAATTACCGGTATAATCGCCGGTAAATTCTTTAATGAACTCACCAGTGTAGTCCCCTGTAAACTCTCTGAGAAATTCACCAGTGTAATCACCTAAGAAATCTCTTAGGAAATTACCAGTATAATCACCAGCGAATTCGTCTAAGAAATTACCAGTATAGTCCCCTGAGAATTCGTTGATAAATTCGCCAGTGTAGTCTCCTGAGAATTCTTTGATAAATTCTCCGGTATAATCTCCTAAGAAATCACGTTGGAAATTACCAGTATAATCGCCAGCGAACTCACGCAGATAATTACCGGTGTAATCACCAGAAAACTCTTTAATAAACTCACCAGTATAATCTCCTGAGAATTCTTTGATAAATTCTCCGGTATAATCTCCTAAGAAATCACGTTGGAAATTGCCAGTGTAATCACCCAAGAAATCTCTTAGGAAATTCCCTTGGTAGTCTCCCGTGAATTCATTGAGAAAATCGCCAGTATAATTGCCTTCGAATAGACGTTCAAAGTTTCCAACATAGTCGCCAGTAAATTCACGAAGATAATTACCTGTATAGTCTCCGGTAAACTCTTTGAGAAAATTGCCAGTATAATCGCCTGTAAATTCTTTAAGGAAGTTACCGGTGTAGTCGCCCGTAAATTCTTTGAGGAAATTACCGGTATAGTCTCCAACAAACTCTCGCACATAATTGCCGGTGTAATTACCTGTAAATTCATTAAGAAAATCGCCGGAGTAATCACCAGTAAATTCTTTGAGGAAGTTTCCGGTATAGTCTCCCGTAAACTCAACGATAAACTCACCAGTGTAATCACCCGAGAATTCATTTAAGAAATTGCCGGTGTAGTCACCAGTAAACTCATTCAAGAAGTTTCCAGTGTAATCACCTGTAAATTCTCGTTCATAGTTTCCGGTATACTCACCAGTGTAATCAATTGGGAAAGAACCAGTATACGAACCAACATAATACACAATTGTTGTGCGTTCAAAGTTACCAGTATATGGAGTAGCAGGAACACCAGCATATCCCCCAACATAAGGTTCTACATCATCACCAGTGTAGTTACCAGAATATGTTTCAATGTCGTCACCGGTGTATTCGCCTGTGTACGGTTCGTCTTGTGTGCGTTCGTAGTCACCTGTATAGGGTTCATCTTGTGTGCGCTGATAGTCACCGACGAATAAAGAACTGTAATCACCTTCATATTCTCCAGTATATGGTTCTTCAACTGTACCAGTATATTCTCCGGTGTAGGGTTGTTCATCATCACCGGTGTAATTACCAGTATAAGGTTCTTCGGGAACACCAGTGTAATCACCCGTATAAGGTTGTGATACCTGACCAGTATAATCACCGGTATATGGTTGTTCAGCGTCACCTGTATATTCACCAGTGTATGGTTCTTCGGGAACGCCGGTGTAGTCTCCGGTATAGGGTTGTGCTACCTGACCAGTATAATCACCGGTATATGGTTGTTCATCATCACCTGTATAGTTGCCAGTATATGGTTCTTCGGGCACTCCAGTATATTCACCGGTGTAAGGTTGTTCAATGGTGCCTGTATATTCTCCGGTGTACGGTTGTTCCGCATCTCCAGTGTATTCGCCCGTATAAGGTTCTTCGGGAACTCCGGTGTACTGTCCAGTATACGGTTGTTCAATAGTGCCTGTATATTCTCCGGTATAAGGTTGTTCCGCATCTCCAGTGTATTCACCAGTGTATGGTTCCTCCGGAACCCCAGTATATTCACCGGTGTAAGGTTGTTCAATGGTGCCTGTATATTCACCAGTATAGGGTTGATCATCGTCTCCAGTATATTCACCGGTGTACGGTTCTACTGGTACGCCAGTGTATTGTCCCGTATAGGGTTCTTCAACTGTACCAGTATATTCACCAGTGTAGGGTTGATCATCGTCACCGGTGTAGTTGCCAGTATATGGTTCTTCTGGCACACCAGTATACTCACCAGTGTAGGGTTGTTCAATGGTGCCTGTATACTCACCGGTGTACGGTTGTTCAGCGTCACCTGTATATTCACCAGTGTATGGTTCCTCCGGAACCCCAGTATATTCACCGGTATAGGGTTGTGCTACCTGACCAGTATAATCACCGGTATATGGTTGTTCAGCGTCACCCGTATAGTTTCCAGTATATGGTTCAACGGGGACACCAGTATATTGTCCAGTATATGGTTCTTCAATGGAACCTGTGTATTCACCAGTATAAGGTTGTTCAGCGTCACCTGTATATTCACCTGTGTATGGTTCTTCGGGAACACCGGTATAATCACCCGTGTATGGTTGTTCAATGACACCCGTGTATTCGCCCGTATAGGGTTGTTCATCATCACCCGTATAGTTTCCGGTATAGGGTTCTACTGGTACGCCAGTGTATTGTCCCGTATAGGGTTGTTCAATGGTGCCCGTATATTCACCGGTGTAAGGTTGTACATCGTCACCAGTGTATTCTCCCGTATAAGGTTCTTCGGGAACACCGGTGTAGTCGCCGGTATAGGGTTGTCCCTCATCACCTTCATAATTTCCGGTATATATTTCAGAATCGTCACCGGTATAGTTTCCAGTATATGGTTCAATTGGTTGACCGGTATAATCACCCGTGTACGGTTGATCAGCATCACCGGTATAATCACCGACATATAGTTCTTCAAGAGAACCCGTATATTCTCCGGTGTATGGTTGTTCATCGTCTCCAGTATATTCACCCGTATATGGTTCTTCAAGAACACCAGAATATTCTCCGGTGTATGGTTGTTCAATGATGCCTGCGTACACACCCGTGTATGGTTCAACCGCTTCGCCTGTATATTGACCAGTGTAGGGTTGAACATCATCACCCGTGTAATTACCCCCATAATTTTCTTCAGGGACACCTGTATATTCACCCGTATATGGTTCTTCGAGAACACCAGAATATTCTCCGGTGTAAGGTTGTTCGACAGCACCGGTATAGTCACCAGTATAGGGTTCAACATCTTCTCCGGTATACTGACCGGTGTATGGTTCTGGATCTTCTCCGGTATACTGACCCAAATAAGGTTCTTCAATGACACCAGTGTATTCACCAAGGTATGGTTCTGGTTGATCGCCCTCATATTCGCCAGTATAGAATTCTTCTACTTGTCCAGTATAGTCACCAGTATAGGGTTCTTCGAGAACACCTTCATATTCTCCCGTGTATTCACCAGCATAGTCACCAGCATATTCACCAGTATAGGGTTCTTCAATAACGCCAGTGTATTCTCCGGTGTAGGGTTCTTCCAGAACACCTGTATATTCTCCGGTATAAGGTTCTATATCGTCACCGGTATATTCACCAGTGTAAGGTTGTTCAATGACACCAGTGTATTGCCCCAAGTAGGGTTCTTCTAAGACACCAGTATATTCACCCGTATAGGGTTCTTCTAAGACACCAGTATATTCACCCGTATAGTCGGACGCATAGTCTCCCTCATAATCACCAACGTAAAGTTCTGGATCTTCTCTCTCATAGTCACCCTCGTAAATAGCATTATACTCACCTTCGTATTCACCGACATAGAGTTCTTCTTGAGTCCTCTCATAATCACCGGTGTAGGGTTGTTCTTCAATGCCAGTATAAGTTCCGTCATAGGGCTCTTCATCGACACGAGTATATTCACCAGTATAAGGTTGTTCTTCTATGCCAGTGTAGTCGCCGCCATAAATTTCCGGATCTTCACGACTATACTCGCCAGTATAGGGTTCAAGAGTTATACCTTCATAATCGCCAGTATAAGGTTCGGGATCTTCTCTGGAATAACCACCGACATATAGAGAACTATAATCTCCCTCATACTCACCAGTATAAGGTTCTATATCGTCACCAGTGTATTCGCCCGTATAGGGTTGTTCTACAACACCCGTGTATTCGCCAGTGTATGGTTCGGGGTCGTCTCTTGAATAATCACCGGTATAGATTGCTTCATATTCGGTTTCATAGAAATCGATGTAGTCACCGGTATAATCTCGTTCGTAGTCTCCGGTGTAGACAGTGCCGTCATAGTTTGCTTCGTATTGTGCACTATAGTCGCCAGTAAAATCACCGGTGAATTCAGCAGTGTATTCAGATTCATAGATGGCGCCGTCAAAGGTCGTAGAATAATCTGACGAATAATCACCCTCATATTCTGACGTGTAAAGTTCAATTGCATCACCGGTGTAAACCTGTTCCTCATAATCACGAATATAATCTTCAGTGTATGATGTTCCCTCATACGTTCTTTCGAAAGTTTCATCAACCTCTGCACCTACATACGTTCCTGCGTAAATACGAGAGTAGTTGCCGGTGTAAATGTCATCGATGAAAGTTTGTTCATATTCTGCTTGATATTCTTCTAGGTATTCGGTTGCATAATCACCAGTATATGTTCTCTCAAATTCACCGGTGAAAATTGCAACGAAGTCACCGGTAAAATCACCGGTAAATTCTGCGGTATAATCCTGAATATATTCGTCGATAAATTCTTTCTGATATTCTGGCGTATAGTTTCCGGTATACTCAGATTCATAATCAGCAGGGCCTGTGTAGCCAGGATCATCAAAGAAAGTTTGACGAGTATCGACAGCGGAACCTCTGGGCACCCATGTTCCGGCATCTGTGGGAGCACCTTCAGTCGAAGATCTTAATTGATACTCACCGATCCCACCTTCGCCAATTATCTTCTTGACTCGTTCACCAAACGTAAACTGCATCTGTGCATCGTTCATTGCACGAAGACCAGCGAAGATATTATTCTGTCTAAAGATCGATACAGGATTGACCTGAGTCGGTGCGATTCCGTTGGTCTTTATCCAAATGGAATACGAGTTTGTTGTGAGACCACCACGAGTGTCTTGAAAAATATCTTCTAAGAACACTTCCCAATCATCGCTCGGTCTGTCCGCTGATAATCTAAACGAGCCTGGTAATTCGTTCGCAACTATTTTTTCTACGAGTCGTGTGCAAAGTATATCCAACTCTGCGTCTGACATCTCTTTGATGCCCTCACCAGTATTTTTTCTCCAATAAACGGGGTTTCGTTTGTTGACTCCATCCGTTTGAATCGGGGCATTGTCCGGAGTGTTTTGATAAAGATTTGTGATGACCTCTATTGTATTGGGTGGTCGAGTTTGTTCAACGTTTATCGTCGCATAGGTCTTAGAATCATTTGCAACATTGACAGTGTTTTGATTGTCGATCGTGTTGACGTTAAGTTGTAGGTTTAATGCGCCAACATCTGTCAGTGTCAATCGTATCACTGCATCAAAGTTACCAGACAATGTTGGATCAACGAAGTCCTGCCATATTGCTTCTGTATCATTTACAATTGTGGCGGTGGGTGTATCGTCTGTGGTGGTTGCAGTAAATGATGCACTACCAGAAGTGATCAACGTATACTGAATTGTTTCGAAACCGTTTCCAGTATTTGTGGCAGTACCACTAATATCGATTTCGATAATGTCATTGACGTAAAGTGTCTCCGGAAGACCACCACTAGATATTGTGACTGTGTGAGTAGATTGACTAGGATCAGAATTGATAGTCGCAGTCACAGACGATGAAGAAGTAATTGGATCTGCTTCACCTTCTGCGAAAGAAGTGTCAGTATAACTACCAACAAGATTTCCACCCACGAAACGAGTGAGTGCAGAACTCTCGCTAGAGTCCATTTGTCCAAGACCGACTCCCGCCTGAAAGGCGAGATAATCTTCTTCAGGCAAAGTGAATTCTTTTAATTCACCTGCTGACAGATTTTTTAACGGGCGGTAGGACATTAAATTGTTTACTCAAAAAACGTTTCTTCTATTTATGGGTTTTTTGAAGTAACAAATTCAACGCCTCCTTTATTTCCGATATATCACTCTCAAGAGAAGACAAACGTTCGCGATCTTCTTTCTCTTGAAGTTTTTTCTGCTGACGTATTTTCTTTTGTTCACGCGCTTGATGGATAGCGTCACTATTCGTGTTAAGAATAGCGCCGCTCTCCTTATCGCGCACTAGGTTGGGATAACCTTCTACGGGAACATAACGAGACATACTATACCTATGTTGCTAAATACTTAATTCTTATCCACTTCATCGATGGTGGTAAATTACTACCCTTCATCACATATTTTGTCTGTGCTTTATAGAATGGTTTTAATTGACCACCTTGACCACCAGGCAAGTGATCCAATCGATTGTAAGTAACCCCATCATTGACATATGGAAGAGGTTTAACCGGATCTTGTTTAACCCAAGGTTGACTCCACAGATCTTCATCTGGGCCACAAGTTCTATAATAGAAATCAACACTCGCACCATCGGGTAGGTTAACATCGACCCGAGCATCAATACCAACCGAAGGTTCGATTAGTTCGACTGGTCTGGTTATGTGTCGTGATGCACCAGTACACCCGTATGGTGATGTTTCAGGAATGTCACCGAGTGCATCGGGCGAAACTGTAGGATCATCAATTGAATAACCAGCAGTGATCATCGACGTTCTTTGCAAATCAATGATTGGTGAAACATAATCGTTACCTGACTTGAGATCCACCTTCACAGTGATCGACTTCTCACCTGACATCGATGCAGTTTCGATAGCAGTTGGGAATACTCCACGGGGTGTTGGGAAATCAATGTTTTCTGCGGGCGTGATTCTCTTAAAGTTCGCATCCTTTACGTATGGAACTTGTTCACTACCACCACTGATCATCTTAGCAGTGGTGAATTTAGCAGAGGTATCTACCGATGTCGACCTTGGAATTGCGTGTTCTAGTTGTAGGTTTGCAACGTGGAAGACCTGTTTTTCTTCAACCAAAACACCTGATCCATTCGAAGTAACTGATTGATTGGTACCACCACGACCAGTTGCAGTTGCAGTCTGTCCAATGACTGTAAATGCATATCTGTTTTGACTCGCGACAGTGATTGTATGTGTAGCATTGAGTGACGCAAAAGCAATGCCATTGACATCAACATTCAATCCTTCAATCGTTACAGTGTCGCCAACTCTATTACCGTGATTTTTATGACCAACGACGACGATGCCTGTGTCTTTGGTTGTATAAAAATAATTTATCCCGTTGTTGCTGGTTAGGTCAAGTTCCTTCTTAGGTAACGCAGCATTGTTCAGGATGATACTACCGTTGGTGTTGTTAAACTTCGCACGAACCAGACGATACATGAGATCTTGATCCTTCGACTCTTGCCATGTGGTTCCATTCTGTGGTAAGAATAGAGAGCCTGGAATTGGTTGTGTAGTCACAGACCTAGACGTTGATCCCAATACAGACTGTTGTGTCTTCGCACTGAACACTTTGTATTGTGTTGAAGCGGTCTTGAGAACGATCGCATAACTCCAGTTTGGTTGAAGATATACAGGTTCTTCAAATTCGAACGTAGTTGGTCGTCCTTGTACAGTAGACAATACCGGAGAAGTACCAATCGCATCAACTTGTGATGGGTTCAAGAATACCTGAGAGTCTGGTACGATGACATCTTCGGATGGCTTGCCATCTACAACCGGACGAATCTCTAACGAAATTGGTAGGTTACCCGTGTCCTTAGTTTGGAAATACAACTGAACCTTTGTCAAAGTCACACCAAATGGATTGTCGATGTGGAACGTTTGTGCCAAAGGATTCTCCAGTGTGTTGGTTGGAGCAACTGTACTAGACGCTTGATGGTTCTTATCAACAGTAATATAATCAGAAAGAACACTTGACATTGTGTTCGTTGATGATATAATACTAAGATCCGCACTACTGAGTGCAGTGGTTTGCCCACCCCACAAACCAGATTTTTGTGGATCAATTATGTTGATGTTGCCAGATGCAATCTCATCCAATCTCTTCTTGATTTCTTTTTGATTGAATATACTCGACCGTCTGCTTATTGCAGAATATGGACGTGTACTGTGATAATGACGCAGTCCTCTCCAATATAGAGCGTTTAGGGCAAAACCAAGATTAGAGTAATAGTTGAAACACTTACTGTCAGCTTCCTCCCAATCCGGTGTATTGATATCCAATAACATGAACTCACGGACACCCGCACGGAATCTTGGACGGAAAGTGAATCCATTAACAGTCTTACCTGATCTCAGATAAGACACACGACGGCGAATTTCTTCGATTCCACCACGATGACTTGGGATGACAAATGAACCAATAAGTTCACCATTTGCGTTCGATGTCAATTCACTTGAACCATCGGGGTGTTCACTGATCAGGCCATAACGGTTACCATATTCATCATCACGTTCCGCCCATGTCTGGAATGTAGACTCTTCTCTACAATAATCAGCAACGTTGATTCCATCAAAGAACGGAGTAAATTTAGTATTGGGTTTTAGTCCACTCGCCTTAAAGAATATTTTTCTTGACCGCATGAAAGGAACGAGAGCATAATCTACATATCGCTTACCATATCGTGCACGAAGTGTATTTGATGCCAAGACTCGTGATACGTGACGAGATGATCCTGTCTCTCTTTGTGCGTTACTATAACTGGTATAGTATCGGTCACTCTTGTCCTCATAAGTTGTTCCGGAACTAGCTTGTGCCTCTGATCCACAATCTCTTGTGTTCAATGACTGATCATTCGATGAACGTCCTTGCCAGTTCCACTGCCAGTTGTTCCAGAGTTCCGCTTGTTTCACAGACAATCTGTCTTGACCTTTAATCGCACGATTCGCAGCAGTTAGACTTTCTTTCCACTCATCAGATGATGGCGATAACTTGAGTGTCCCTACACTTGAAGTTGCACCGAAGGGATTGACTTGTATAGAAGTTGAAGCAAGGTCTTGATACGCCCATTCTTCTTCGTCATAAGTGAGATAAACCTGATCTCCCTTTCGTATGACACCCGATGAATTTGCAGAATCAAAGAGTAACCGAATGTTACCTTCAACCGCGCAAGGTCGAATGACACCTGATTCCGGATCAATAGACGCACAGTGATCGGGGTTTTGTGTATCAGTTCGAGTATGATCTGTGGCGTCATCGACGACTGTACCGGTTTCTGTACGAGCATTGCCGTCACTATCATACGACGGTGACAACTGCTGTTGAAGTTCCAAAATTGATAAACGTGTGTACTCTTCGAGACGATCAATCTTTGCTTCTAGGTCAGCAATATCTCTCATCGTATAATGAGGATGTTCGATCTGAGTAAACGAGAGATCGTTCTCATTAATTGTATTTGGATTCATTCGAATCTTGTACAATTCCAAAGCGTTCTCTGGTGTTGGTTTAAACTGAGGTGCTTCGTCTTGTTGACCCATCAACAATTGAATTTCACCGTCTCGTGTCACCAAAAGTTTGTCATGACGTGGTAGATAATAACTAATATCAGCAGTAATGTCGTCGCCAACTTTTGGTATTTGATTGATATAAGTGGTATCAAATGTACCACTGTCAGTCAAGTTCTCTTCGAGTTTCGTTGATCTAAAGTCAACAAAGTTAAAGAGATTTACCTCTCTACCATTTGCATCAACATGAGTTGGAATCTGTCCATAACTCAAACCGGAGTATGACGGTGCAGCAAAAAAGTCACCGGTAGCACCATGTTCTAAACGAGAATATGTTACAAATATCTGATTTGGCGCAGAATCGTTGCCCTCCATGATGAGACGACCACGTGTATAATAGTTGTCACGTTGACCGTCGTCCAAGATGAAAGTGCTCGGCATTCGAATACCAGTCGCATCTGTATTTCTTACTGAATCAACAGCAAAGATATCAACGTGCGATTGTGGGAACTTATAATACTTGGTACCATCACTCTCGACCAAATCCAACGTGGCGGTTAGATCTTCACGAAGGGTTTTGGATCGAAGAGACGCTGTTTTCTGTACGTAGTACAATACATTAATTGTAGCGTTACCATCTAGTGCTGCGCGTAGTCGTACCTCTCCACCACTCGATGGTGTCGACGCATCAATAACCTCAAGTGATTCGGTATCACTCGAAACAATCCAGTTTGTTTTATCAACGAAAGATTCACCGGCGCCAAGTTCCGAAGAAATATCAATTGTCGCTTCACTTCCATCGAGTGATGCGGTAAATGGCCCCGCGTGTCTCTGTTCTCGCAGAACGATATCGGTTCCTATTGCAGAAACTCGTGGTCGTGTTGTTGGGAACAACAAAGAATTAGACTGAGTCTCAAGCAGTTTACTTTTACTGTTGTTGTCTAATACCAATTGGTAGAAATTATCAGTCCTACCGATTGACTTTGCGTCTGACAAACTTTGTCCGTTTTCAACTCGAACATCAGTTACATATACTTTATGTGTCGCTGTTCCATTAAAACCCCCTAGACCATCGAGTTTTTCGACAGCACGGATTCTTGCACGTGCGATGGTTGTACCACCTTCAGGGTCGGTCGCACTCGTTGACAAATAAACCGATTCAAGTTTAAGTTTGGTAGGTGTTCCAGCACCATTCGAATTGACAAAGAAATAGTTTCCATATTCAATAGGAACAACATCATTTACGCGAGTGTCGAACGCTTGTGGTTTTGGTACAGATAATCGAATTGGTGTTGAACTTTGTACTCGATATCCACCAACATACGCAGTTCCTTCCGATACTACAAGGTCAAGACTGTTGGCGTCATCTGAATCATTTTCGTAGTTGATGATGAATGGATCGACAATGTAATCCCCTGACTCTTCACTTGTTCGTGTTGCCAGAAGATTGTTGATCTTGTTGTATGCTTCATCTTCGTCTACCTTCTCTGTAATGGTAGAGTTCTCGACGTTAACAAGGAATAGGAAAGTATCGTCAGCAGTAGTATCTGATTTCTTTGTCAAAACGAGTCGTATACGATATCGATCAGCGCCTGGAGCGGATGTATTTGACACACCACCAGTATTGTCGTATAATGAAGCATCATCGTTTACATTGATGACTTCTTGAATAACCTTAAAACCAATTGATCCTGTAAACTCCTGTTCATAGGGGTTCAGAATAAGTGACTGACGGGATGCGTTTACGAATCGACCAAGGACAAAGAAGTCACCAGTTTCTACATCTATCTTTACAGCACGACCAGATGCGTTAGTCGTCGCTGTTACGATTTGATATCCGGTAACAGTATCTACCAGATCAACATTGTCTCCGAACCGTGTGGGTGCAGATGCAATCGTTTCACCACCCGCATCGATGTATTGAATATAGAGAGTGTTACTGGTAAACCCCGTTGTGGTGTCTCTTTTCTTTGTTTCGATGACTCGCGCAGAAATGCCGGTATTGTTGTCGGTGAACACTGTTCCCGCAGCAATGTTTTCGAAAGTACCACCCGAAGTGACCGATGCAATTTTTACGTATTCCAGTGAAGAGTTGATTGACATACCACCGGAAGAAACAGCAGAACCTTCCTTAAATATGTTTCGACCAAACCGACCTAGTTCTTGATATATGAGAGTCTGTAATTGAGTCAGTTCACGTGCTTGAAGTGCTCGTCCACTATTGAACAGTATTTGATGAAAATGTTTATCAACATCATAGTCATCGTTATACGAACCATTCAAGGTAGCGGTTGTGAATGTAGTTGCCATATTTTACCCTTTTATCCTAGATCAATGACAATTTTAATGTCTTCTGTTTGTGATGAGGTACGGTCAATCGATGTTTCAAGGTTATTTAGGTACATAACATCACCTGAATATCGGTTAATATCTGAAGTTTTTACGCCTCCGGATGTGATGGTGGCCTGCGCTCCGGAAGTCTGTCCAACTATCGCAATACTGGCATCAGGCCATGCCAAAAATCCAGTTTCGTGATTTCGAACGTAATACAGTCGATTGGGTGTAGATGTTGTGTCATGCCAATAGACTTTAACCTTTCTCGTTTCCGCATTATTACTAACGATTTCATCTCCAAGGAACGGCCCATCCTGAATGTTTTCAATTTCGAAATAATCCATCGCATTTCCGGTATTAGCAGTAAAATCTGAGTCATTGAGTTTCAATGGATTACGAATGATCATCGCTTGTTTGAAATCATTTACCGGATCAGCGAGAGGTAGTGTTCCATTTTCATCGTCTTGTATTTCTGTATATATCATGAACTGATTAGATCGCAGTGTTTCTCGTGGATCAGCGTTCACTCCAGCGCTAGGGCCTATAATTGGTCTTAATACTGCACCACCTTCACCAGATACTTTAATCTCTGCATAATCATAACCAGATCCGTGGAATAAATTGCCCCCACCACCAGAGTCAACTGTAACATTGACGATTCGACCTGCACTTAGTTTTGCAGTAAATGCCGCATTGGTTCCGTTGCCTATAATGGTAAGTGTAGGTGTGAAGGTATATCCGGTACCCGCTGAGTCGATTGCAATACCAAGTATTTCACCTGCGATAGAACCGTCCTGTAGGTTAATTTGTTCTGCGGTCTCAGTAATTGATGACGTTGAGAGTTCGACTTTTGATACCGGAATGTGATCAAGTGTTTTAAAATTATTAGAAGCAAGACCGGTCAGTTTAAAGAGGTATCGCCAACAATATTTGTCACTGGTATAAAACGTGTTTTGTCTGTCTCCAAAGGGGGCTGCGTCGACGATCGTTCCAGTGGGTTCTACGGTTGATGGTTGTGCTGTTCCAGCATTGTCCTTTGCTTGTTCAATGCAGAGATACACTTCATTAACACTATTGATAACATAAAAGTTTTCTTGATTCGGTAGATTGTCGTCATAAGCATTGTAAGTGCGTCCAGATGTCCATGTCACATTAGGAACAACAAAGGATTTGTCACTAATGACTTTGACAATGTTCATCTCATTTCTTGCTTGATTTTGTCCGAAGTAACCACCATCAGCAGAGTCCGCACTCGACAAGGCAACATAATATCTACCATCCCCATCAATATCTTGACGATAGAGATCGAGGACAAGTGATTTTAAATCTGTTGTTATGAAACTTGACATGAATTAGTTACTCTCTTTTGTTAACCTATTTATAGTGTCGTACTCAAGATGGCTGTCGCACTAGACTCTTCGACATCATGACGAAGAATGTTATTTCTTAACGGTGTAATGGTAGATTGGTTTGCGGGTAAAGCACGGATCTTTACATAATCGCCCGACAACAAACTAATCGTAAACTCTTCTAAATTCAAAACACCGTTAGACGGATCATATGATCCAATGTTATCAACTGCCAATTCACCAGTATCGATATTATAAATTTCCAATACGGTTGAGTTTAAACGGTTTCGTAAATAACAAATGTTTCCTTTATATCGGAAGTTATCACTCTCGATTATATACGTTTGATCATCTGGGGATGCTAATGATGTTGGGAATGTGATCGTATAGTTACCATTTCCTACAACCGGTTCAAATCGGTTCTGCATTTTAATGGTAGCACGTGATGAGAGAACAGAAGCGTCAACATCATCAATCTCTGTTAACATATTAGATCTTCGAAACGATTGATCAAAGTCTCCAAGATTGTCGACAAAGAAATTTTGCACCGTCGAATTCACATTGTTCTCAATGACAGATTGGGTGGAAGATGTAAGATTTGGGTTGAACTGAAAAAACACAGTCGACTCAATGAAGGTCTCAATTGGATCAATAAACTCCACATCAAATGACACAACTGCAAGATCTTTGAATAGTTCACGTATATTATCTTTAGTGTCCTGAATAACCGAAGCGTTAGTTGTATTGAAAACCAATGAGATATAGACAACACCATATTTCGGTGGAATGTTATCTTGACCGCCCCACGATTTAACGTCGGTCACGTTGTTACCATATTCACGTAACACTAAAGCAGAATAGTCTTCTGCGGTTACGGCGCGATTCTGTGCTGCATACTGATAAGGTGCGTTCTTTCGAATTGATTCTGTACTTTCTTTGAACGCACCACCAGATGAAAGAGTGGTTGTTGTAACGTTAATTGCTCGATTGTTAATCAGAGTATTGGTGGTGAATGTACGTGCACCGTTTGCATCTGGGCCTGCGACAATGTCATATGTTACTTCTATCTTTGCGCCTGACTGTGGTGACAATCCTAGTCGAGAACCATTACCAAATGTGACTTCATAAAAACCGTTGGGTGTTTCTTTAACGACGAATATCTTAGATGTAGCACTAATGTTGGTAGTCGTATTAAGATTAGTGTAAGTGTCACCAGTAAGGTCTGTAGTGCTATTATACACCTTGACTTCAACGGTGTCAAGATCTATTCGTGCTTCTGGTATGACATAACTGTCATTTTCTTCGGGCGGGCCAGCGATGAATGTTTTGGTTCGAAATGATCCTTCATACACAGGAACATTCGTATCATTGTTCAACGCAAAATAATACAATCCATTACCGTCGTCTCTTGCGGTTAGAACGTCTCTCGTTTTGAAAGTATAAGTCTTATTACCTGTCGATGCACTAAAAGAAGTTCCCTTAGGCATCGTTACGGTTGCGGGTCTTGTTGTTTCACCGGTGGTAGAATAATCAACATACATTCGCAATACCGCTTTTGATGCAATGCGAGATCCAACAACATAACCAAGGGAACTAGCGAGACCAACCAATGATGATCTTAACTGAGCAGTGGAAAGAAAAGACTCGTTCAATGCAAAATTTGCAAGTAATGCATTGTAGTGTGTGTTATATGCCAGCACATCCAACAAATTAGACATACCTGACGCTTCAAAGTTATAGTCAGCAAACTGATCTTTCTGCGCCAGAAATAATTTCAGATTACTCTTAATCTGATCAAAATCTAAATCTGTCGATTTGATAGTGGTTGCCATTTCTTATCCTCGTTATAATTGGTTTACGATCAACACTATTTCTTCTTGTGTCAGTAATTGATCTTCATCTGGTACTGTGAGTATAGCACCGTCAACAATTTGTAGTCCATCTACTCGTAGAAGAATACTATCTTCGGTAAGTATTCGATCAGCACCTTCTGTCAACAAAATCTCATCTGGTACAGGAACCGGAGTAACTGGTGGTACCGGTGTCGCAGCTGCAACAGTGTCAGCAATTTTAACTCGAAGTGTATCTGACACCTGAGAGTTGACAATTCTAAACTCCAACACAACCGAAACAGAGTTATAGTCTGGTGATGCAATGACCTTTAAGTCTAATACTTTTGCTCGTGGTTCATAAGTCTCAATCGCATCGATCACTCGATCCGCAATCTCATCACCAGTGTTGGCATCTGCCAACTCAAATATAAGATCGTTCAGATCTCCACCATATGTTGGTTCATAAGGTTTCTCAAAACGGTTGGTCAACAACAAATTCTTGACTGCTTGTTTTACTGACGCTGCATCAGTTTTACGAAGAATATCCCCATCACCGTCAGTGAAATCTGGGGCAATCCTCGCATCCAAACTAAGATCGATGTCAGAATAGAGTCGGGTTCGTGTTACCCGTCTACTCGAACTCTGATTTCGATCCTCTCTTGAAAAAACCTTCGCCATCAATGAAACCTTTTCTTTTTATTTATATCAATCCGGTAGGATCTCTAACAACTCATTTTTCGCTTGAAGCGTCCCGTTGTAGGTTGTTTTCAAATCATAACTAAACGATACGTCATAAGATTCCGGAACTTCTGGCATGGTCAACAAGATTGATGCAACGAGATCTCCACTTGGATCAAACGTATCATAAGCGAGTTCTAGTTCATTGTAGTCGATATAATCTTTCCAATAAACTGCGAGTTCGTATGTACGAACGGGATCGCTCTTTCCGTTGCGATCAATTAACTGATATCCAATTCCACGACCAAACCGACGTTCTGCATTGAATCCACCGGCAGTCTCTTTGATGTCTCTTGGTAGGTCGTAAAAAGGTTCATATAAACCATCCGACACAATCAATCTATGTTGTGCAAATTGTTGATTAATCAACACACTGTTCATCGCTCGAGCGTGTAGTACAAGATTACGTGCTACCTGATTGCGATCAACAGGGCCACCAAATCCTTCATCATACATTTTTTCGAACTGAGTTCTACTACCGATTCCACCCAAAAACTTAGCACACGTGATACCAGTACCAAGTTTCGTATTAGAAGTGATCTGTCCGGTAGGTTTGTATTGTGGGTCAACGAGTATCTTCATCTTCTATTCACCTTGAATCGTTTACTTCTATTATCAGCAGGGTTGTTTCCTATCAACTCGATACCGAATCTAAGTGTTCCTTTTTTCGCAGCAGTTCTTCCAATGTTTGTCGGTAGATTTGTTTTGAAAGAAGAATTGAGTTTACCCTCACTCACCAGATAACTTGTGAACCCACCGTTGTTCAGGTTTGCTGGGTCACGGAGTTTTGATCTAATTTCATGTATTGATGGATCATGACTAAACAAATCTTTGTATTCATCAGACCTTCTCAGTTTATCTCCTAATTTAGAGTCGACGGATACTGCACGAATACCATACTGCGATGTTGATAACTGCAATTCAATGATCGCAGCATTGGGTAGTGGAGCGGTTGCTGGTAATGGGAGATACGGCATAATACCCATCTTTGGTGTAGGCATTTCGATAACGGGTGGAGCGCCACCGGTTGCAGCGGCTTTAATTGCCTTGATTGCTCCCTTTGCACCTTTGGCAAAATCAGAGAAAGTTGATTTGATCGCATAATCTGCATGAATTGCTTCTGTTGCACGACCAACAAACGTGCCGTAGAACGTAGATAGGTTTGTCTGAGCCCCAGGCAGTCCACCATAGGTCTTACCATAATAGTCGTGTTGTGAACCACCGAAGGTTCCCTTCTGGCCTATCATGGACACTGTTCGTCCTGTGATATTCGCGGTCGTTGCTGCAGCGACCCACTCATTCACTGCGGTTGTGATGAGATTTTCACCGGACAACAACTCTGTAGTACCCTCTGTCAGTATATCATTGTTTCCTTTGGTTACAATGTATCGATCTGACAATACTGTATCAACACTTTGACCAATGACTTGAGTGCCTCGATTTCCCCGAACAGTATGGTTTTGATCCATATTTACTGTCTTGGTGTGTCGTCCTTTGATCTCTTCGACTTTATCACCCGCGACATCGAGGTTGTAATTACCGCCAACAGAAACATTGAAATCACCGTCGACACGTAGATCAACATTACCTTTGTAAACAAGATCTCCTTCTCCCTCTACGATTACCTTTGAGTCACCACCGACAACTTCAATTCGTTGTCTTCGAGTTGATATGAGAACAGAACCATCCGCACGGAGTTCAATCCCTGCACCCGTTCGATGTTTGATGAGAACACGTTCACCGCCTGGTGTATCGTCCATCTCGAACGAGTGACCAGACTGTGTTTCTTGTACCTGATTAAATGGAAAGATCGACGGTTCTTGATCTGGTAGATCTAAATCGACGCCAACATCTCCACCACCGATCGACAACCGGTTGACCTTCTCACCGGTTGCGGCTTTATTGATTGAGGTATCATAAAAGTATTCACGCTTTGGAAAATCACCTGACGGATCAGCGAATCCATCTTTGGGTATACCTTCCGTGACTTCCTTTCCGAGACCCGACTTGTCTGGTTTAATCCGTGTTCTATATTCGTCTGAAAAATTTGTCATGCGTTAATCTCATCCACGGTTAGTGGTGCCTGTGTCAATGGGTCTGTAAACTTAGAGTCTTTATCGAAGTTCGCTTTGACATAAGCACGAACATCGAAGCCTGGATCGTTGGTCAATGCGTCGATGTCATTGTGTCCGACTACCTGTCCACCCGAAAAAACAGCATAAAACGCTCGACAGAAATGATCAAATGTGTTAAACTGTGAACGAGTCAACGATTGTACAGAAGTGAAGTCCAGAAGATTGGGTGTCTCACTTGGTGCATTTATACCACCAACGAATACGACCGCAATACTTTTTTCATTGTGGTTGTTTGCAATAGCGTGTTCACCTTGTAGGTTGACGGGTCGACCACGTTGTAATGATCCATCACGACGAATCACGTAATGGTATCCAATACCAGCCAATCCATTTTCTAGGTGAATTTCATTTATCTCTTCACTACCTATATTCTTGTTGGTCGGTGTCTCT